TTCCGCTCCGGCCTTGCCAACGGTCATCACGGACTTGAAACCAAGCGCAATTCCCAACTGGTTATTGAGCTTGATTTTGTCGAGCTTCGATCCGGCGAAAATAACATCAAGCTTGATGGTCTTGTCCGCCGTCGCAGCCTTCACGATCGCAGCCGTAAGATTGCTTAGCGCGTCATAGCGCTTTGCCTCCATACTCTGCTGCAATTCCCGCACTTGCCGCTCATCTCTCGAGTATGCGGCGAGTGTCTGGAGAACCTTCGGGCCTACGTCAACCGACAAGGCTTTCGGGTTCACCACCGGGATAAGCGCCGCACTAGTCGCGGCGTCTTCCTTCGGCATATTCGCCGCACCCTTGGCCTTTACGGCGTTAGGTGTCGGCGCTTTTGCCGTCTTAACAGCCTGCTTCGCTGCCATGTGTTAGTCTCCACGTTTGCGTTGTGTGTATCACACAACTCTGCTGCATTCGCGCAACAGTGACAATTCTGCCACACAACAAAACAGATTGTCAAGTCCTTATTTTCTCTGCGTTTTTTGACTTCGGCATGTGCGGCAAAGGCCTTTCGACCTTGCCGCACAAACGAAAATCAAAGTGGCCGGTAGACGTTTAAGCCAAGCTTCAGATCAGTGCCGGGAATTGCCACGTTCCCGTTCGTAGTGCCTACCACGCTGCTCTTTCCACTCTTGCTTTCCGTCCCTTCGGCATCCGCATTAACGCGAATGACGATGGTATTTCCTTCCAGAGCGACCGTGACATTGCGTCCGATCAACTCGCCTTGCATCTTTGGCGCTTTCGCCATGACGTCACCTCTCTTTCGCCGGGGGCGGTTATTCCGGCATCAAGCCCCGCATAGCGACTAAGCTTGCGCCTAGTCGCCATGCAGCGAATGCCGATTTACTGCTTGTCGGGAACGCGCTGAAACTCACCTCGCGCCTGAGCCTTTGTCACGTAACCCTTGCGAGCTACGCAATCCTTGCGAAACGTGTTCCAAGCGTCCCGTCCCTTGTTCGTCGCCTTGTCCGTGCGCTCTCTCCATTCCGCTCCGCACGTCTTGATAACGTCCGAATAGGTCGGGGACTGCGCCATGGCATTGGTCGAAACCAGCAACAGCGCGACGATTGCAAAAAGCTTATTCATGACTTCACCTCTTTTTCGGGACTTACTTCCCCATTGGAATGCCCTCCAAAGGCAATTAGAACGCCGTACAGCGCTTTAATTGCCCTTGAAGTGCCTCCCTTACATTGGAGGGCGCGAAAGCTTGCTGGGGTAGCCTGTGCTGGAATAAACCAGCGTCCAGACCGTTCCTGTTCTTTCGCCATGCCATAGCGCTGCATCGCCCCGCAAACCATCGCGGCGCAACGCTGCTTTCCAAGCTCGAAACGCGGGCCGGAAGGCATCAAACCATTCCGCCTTCCCGTCCCGCGTCGTATGGACCACGTAAACCATGTTTCACCTCTTGCGTTGTGTGCTTCACACTAGATTTTTCTCCCTTGGCCTATCGCGGGGATGGCTCACAGTGCAATGGCACGCATGGTCCGCATACGGTTAGCAAGGGTTACCCGCTTCGGTTTGTGGGAATTTGTGGGTAAGCCGTGGTTGGCATGGCATTCGCGCCACCGTCATCGGGTGTCCCGTGCGAGTTCCTGTTCTCGCTGGCCTAATGGCCGTCTGTTCTCTGTATCTCTTCACCTCATATCGAATGTGATCCTCCACCTTGCGCCTGGTTGTGGATTTTTGTCAATCAACTCTTGGTTGCATTTTGCGAAAATATTTCTATTGACATTTCCATTTCATTCGTTCCACGAGCATGCGCTCTGTAGTCATCATCGCGTAGTCATTCCTGCGCCGTAGGCACGGAACAACTACGCTTCCGGGTCACGTTCTCCGCTGTAGTCAATCTCCGACTACTCTATGTGTTTTGACTACGATATGAATGATGTCATTGTGGTCACTTGAATACGTAATGTGGTCATCCATCCGCGCGATTCGCGTACGGGTGCCTCGGTATCGTAGTCATTATACGGATTTGTGTGAGGCACACAGCGTTTTCGCGCCCTCTGTAGCTTCATTCCGTAGCATGACCACCCCTCGTAGTCCCCCCCGATCACAAACTGTAGTTGACTACATTCCGCATCAACGGCAAACGAGCGAAGCGAGACGGATCGTGATCGGATAATGTTATTGGAATTGATATTGAAACTGAGGTTAATGCTGTTCATGAAAGCCCTGGACTTGTGTGAGTCACACAGGGAGCATAAAGATTCGGGTCTTCATTCGCCGAGAACAGCACCCGGACGAAGACGAAGCCGAAGTTCCGTGCCTGCGGCGCGAGGACTTCGGCTGAGGGGAGGTTTTAGGGCAAGAGGTGAGAGAGGACTGTGATAATGCTTACGATCGCGATTAGGATGATAGCGGCAATGATGAACCTATGTTCGGATTCGTCAGCCATGCTTCACCAAATGAATCCCCCCGATCCTCGGAGGGCGCCAAGGACCGGGGGCGAGTCTCCAACGGGCGCTGGAGCACAGAGTGCCTGGAAAAAGGTGGGTGTTACGGGAGGTGAATACCGCACACCCACTAAGTACCAATGCACTCGCGGTAACATAAGTACAGTAGCACGGCGAGAAAACCTTGTCAAGTGGTATTTTTGTGTGAATCACACGGGCAAAATGGGTTGCAATCTTCTGTCGCGCGCGCCAAAGCGCGCCAGTGAGCCGGGACCGCTGTATATGTACCCCCCCTCAACCACCCTGGCAGCCTATCATGATAATACACTAAAAGCAATCCCTTGTCAAGCATTATTTTCGAGGCCCGCGAGCTTGTCACGAAGTGACAAGCGAGCAAGATAGCACTCTCATATCTGTGGCGACGTAGCGTAGAAATCGCTTGACTACGATCTGTAGATATGTTACAAAGTGAGAGCATGAGCGTTTCAACTCCACGTCGCTCATTGGTGCGGGCTGAGTTCCTGGCCTGGTCCTCGGCCCGCACCTTGAACTTGTGTGACTCACACAACCTGGAGGCGCCTAATGTAGAATCTCCCTCGCCTGTGACTTGTTCGCGCAATAGGTGGTGGGGGTTGCCATAGGCCCTCACCACCTTTACCTAGGAGGCAACGATGACGACACTCGCAGTAGCTACAGTTCTCGGAGGTTTCTGGCCCACGAATGGGGTCAACAGTCTTGCGAGCATTAGCGGTGAGCAGGCTCAGCGACGTTCAGTGGCTCAGGAGTTGGGAGTCAGAGGACAGCTTGGTAATAGGGCAATCGTGGCTGCTTTGCTTGGTGCGGCTCCTGGCGTCACGGCTACGAAGAACATTACGAGGGTTGCTCCATCTCAAGAGCTTGGTGGGCCGAGAGCTATCGAGACGATAGCTCTGGTTAATAGAGCGACGACGGCTGCGGACGTGACTGAGTTCAATACGGATTACCTCACGCTGACGACGCGGACGACGCTTGGACCTAACCCACCAGTGAACCTTGACCGTAATCCGTTGGGAACAAGATAGTGGGAAAGCTTCTGGCTAAGCCACTTGCACGTTGGGGCGATCCCTTCGTGAAGGCTGATGGCACTATTGTGCCACCGGATCGCATCAATGGCGGAGTCGATATGACTCTGCCAAAGATGGAGTATAAGGATTACAAGCCGTCTAAGAAACGGACACTAAAAGATTTGCCAGCACCAGTGCCGACATTAAACGGCATCGCATGTGTTTTTATGTACACGACTCTTGGACTTGGTGACCGCGAGATTGCAGATACGCTTAGGATTACAGCGAAGCAACTCAAAGAGCTAAGGGATCACCCCGCTTATGCCGAGTGCTTCGAGGCAGTCACCAATGAGTTCATTAACATCAACAGTGACATGATTAACGCGAGGATTGCTGCGTACAGTCATGATGCCTTAACGGAGATTGCCAGCATAGCACTTGCTGGAAAAGAGGAGAGGAACAGGCTCAGAGGAAGCACGTACCTGATGAACGCGGGTGGGTACGGAGATAAAAAGAATGCCGCTGTTGCAGCACGAAACGATCTGCGGATCGTAATCATCGGTAAGGGTGACCAGGAAGTAAAAATAGATGGAGTTTAGAATGGGAAGGCAACGTAGTCCAACGGACCCGAGTGAAGGTGAAGAGGAGGAGTTTCCTGATCCGACACAGCCTCGTAAGGATGAGAAGGAGCGGGAAGAGAGAAGGAAATCTGAAGAAGAGCAACGGAGGCAGAGATGACTAAGCGCAAGAAGCACAGCGAAGAGACAGGCGAGGTTTACGAGGAGGAGCATGACGAGGAGCGGGAAGCCGCATCCAAGGAGTATGAGGAGAAGATGGCTGACGTCGAGAAGCCGGAACCTCCCGAGGATACCGCTGCTTCCCATGAGGGAAAAGGCATTTATGTCATGAAGCAAGACGCGAATGTGGCGCATAAGGACTACAAAGCGGGCGATCAGATTTACCTCACGTATGAGGAATATCAGGCGCTTCGCAACAGTGGTGTGTACTGCGATCCGGCGTAAGGAGGTGATCCAATGGCGACTGTTCCTGACCTGTCGGGTAATAACCCGATAGCGCTGAAGTATCGCTCGACTAATAGGGCGTTCGCGACCACCGCTAACGTGTTGGCTGCGACACCTCTGTACTCCGGCGAGCTTGCTTTGGCGTTGGATACTGGCATCCGCTACCGAGGACTTGAGGTGGTGGCGGGGCGTTGGGGCCAAATCTTCAGCGATGTGTGAATCACACAATGTCTCGTAAGTCAACGAGAGTCACTGAGCTCCCCTTGCTCACCGCCCTTGCGGGCGATGAGCTTTTCTATCTTGCCAAGGGAGGGTTTGACCATGCGATTACGGCAGGCTCTCTCTTGGCAGGTAGTGGTGGTGGTGCCTCGGCGTTCACAGACCTGATCGACGTTCCGAGCAGCTATGTAGGTCAGGCTCTTAAGGGTGTTAGGGTTAATGCCGGAGCTACTGGACTGGAGTTCTTCACGGCTTCGGGCGGAGGCACTATAACAGGTCCGGGCTCTAGCACTGACAATGCTATCGTAAGATGGGATGGTGCGACAGGGACAATAATCCAAAATAGTGCCGTACTCATTGATGATAGTGATAGGACGTTTTTCAACTTTGGCCTTGGGATAGGGCAGACAGCTAGAGTTCAAATCTGTGTTGATTCTAATATTGAGAACGCTATTACTGCTGGGGCCTTTAGCAACGACGCATTAGGTCCGATAATTGCATTAGGTAAATCTCGTAGTCCTACTCTTGGTACTCATGTCATAGTTCAGGATCAAGACGTTGCTGGTCAGATTGTTTTCTTCGGGAGCAATGGGACTGGCTTTGATCGTGTAGCTAACATTACCGCTGTGGTGCAAGGCACACCTGGCGCTTCTGGGGATATGCCGGGGCGCTTGGACTTTAGAGTCTCGCCAGATGGTACAGCCTCACCAGTAACGCGCCTGAAGATCATACCGGATGGTACTATATCATTCCCTGGTGGCGCTTATGGCGTTGGAATTATTCACAGCACGAGCGCGAGCGGTGATTTGGTTAGCTCACCGATTGTGACAGCTGATATAAGTAACGATCAAGTCACATACGCTAAGATCCAGAACGTGAGTGTGACGGCGCGATTCCTTGGGAGGATCACGGCAGGTGCGGGTGACATTGAGGAGTTGACTGGAGCGCAGGCGACTTCGTTATTGAGTTTGTTCTCCACGTCAACGACTGCTCAAGGTGTCGTCCCTGGCTCGAATGGACTCACGACGACGTTCCTGAGAGGGGATGGGTCGTGGGCTGTGCCTGGGGGTGGTGGTGATGTTGTAGGTCCTGCTAGTGCTACGGACAATGCGATCACGCGCTTTGATGGCACGACGGGAAAGGTGATCCAGAATAGCAGTGTGTTCGTTGATGATAATGGTAGAGAGTTTCTTGGCTTTGGCCTTGGGATAGGACAGACATCTAGGATTCAAATCTCTGTTGATACTAATGTTGAGAATGCTCTTATTGCTGGGGCCTTTAGTGCTGATGCATTAGGTCCAATAGTTGCGTTGGGTAAATCTCGTAATGCTACGCTTGGCAGTCACACTATAGTTCAAAACAATGACGTTGCTGGTCAGCTCGTTTTCTTTGGGAGCAATGGAACTAGCTTTGATCGTTTAGCTAACATTACTGCGGCAGTTGATGGTACGCCGGGCGCTTCAGGAGATATGCCAGGTCGCCTGGAATTTAGAGTTTCACAGGATGGTACAGCTTCGCCAGTAACCCGTCTAAAGGTCTTAAATGATGGCACTGTGGTGTTCCCTGGTGGCGCTTACGGAACTGGTGTGATTCACACAGATGCGTCTGGAACTTTGCTCGCTTCGCCGATTGTAACGGCGGACGTGAGCGATGATCAAATTACTTATGCCAAAATCCAAAATGTGAGTGTGACGGGTCGATTTCTTGGAAGGATTACGGCTGGTGCGGGCGATACTGAGGAGTTGACTGGCACTCAGGCGACTACACTCCTTGATGTTTTCACGTCTGGCCTAAAAGGTCTTGCTCCGGCAAGTGGTGGTGGTACGACAAACTTCCTTAGGGCAGATGGGACTTGGAACGTGCCCGCTGGTGGGGGTAATGTCAGCAATGTAGGCACTCCTGTCGATAATCAAATTGCAGTTTGGACAACTGCTACCACTATTGAGGGTGATACAGCACTTACTTTTGACACGACAACCGATTCGCTGAGCACAGGTGTAACTGGTAAGTTCACCACGGGTACGATTGAGCTTGGCGCGGCGACAGATACGACGATTTCTAGAGTAAGCGCAGGCGTGATTGCGGTTGAGGGTGTCACGCTCCTCACAACGGGGACGGGACAGCCTCTTGATGCGACGTTGACGGCTCTTGCAGCGTTCAATACGAACGGATTGCTGACACAGACGGCGGCAGATACCTTCACTGGAAGGGCAATTACAGGAACTGCGAGCCGTATTAGTGTCACGAATGGCAGTGGTGTCGCTGGCAACCCCACAATTGATATAGATGCTGCATATGTTGGGCAAGCAACGATCACCACACTAGGGACGATCACGTCTGGGGTGTGGAATGGTACTGATATTGCCTTTGCGAACATCGCTCAGGGGCTTGCTAGGTCAGTATTAGGGGTTACGGGCAATGCGACGGCCGATTTGGCGAGTATTCAAGGGACTGCGGATCAAGTTCTTGTTGTGAATACTGGAGGGACTGCGCTTACGTTCTCGACTGTCGCAACTGGAGGCATTACGAATGACGCTGTTGATAATACTAAGCTCGCCAACATGGCTCAGAGCACAATTAAGGGCCGGGCTGTGGTGGCGGGGACTGGCGATCCTACTGATCTCACTGGAACGCAAGCAACTGCCATATTGGACGTTTTTACGTCCGGCTTGAAGGGCTTGGTTCCAGCTTCGGGTGGAGGAACCACGACTTTTCTCCGTGCGGATGGTACTTTTGCTGTGCCGAGCGGTGGAGGCAATGTCAGTAACGTCGGTACGCCAGTAGATAATCAAATTGCCGTCTGGACATCCTCGACGACCATCGAAGGGGACACTGCGCTCACTTTTGACACGACGACGGATGCTCTTTCGGTCGGTATTACCGGCTCATTTACGACTGGCACGATAGAACTAGGCGCGGCGACAGATACGACGCTGGCTCGCGTTTCTGCGGGTGTAGCTTCGATTGAAGGTGTGACTATTCTGACGACGGCGACGGGGCAGCCGCTTGATGCAACATTAACGGCTCTTGCAGCCTACAATACGAACGGATTGGTGACGCAAACAGCGGCAGATACGTTCACAGGAAGGACAATTATCGGGACTACTAATCGCATTGCTGTGACGAATGGAAGTGGCGTCGGTGGCAACCCTACCATAGATATTGATGCCGCATATGTTGGGCAGACGAGCATTACAACGCTTGGAACGATCACAACGGGGACATGGAACGCTGCGGGAGTGACTGCGACACTCGGAACAGGTGCGGCGAATGAGCCATTGAGGGCGGTCAACACGACCAATGCTGCGAGCCTTCAGGTTGCACAGTTTGAAGGACAGAGGACGACTGCTGCGGCGAATGATGAAGCCTATGTGAGTTATTTGCTTAAGAATAGTGTGGGAACACAGGTTGAATTTGGCCGATTAACGTGGGTTGCGACGGATGTAGTAAGCACGTCGGAGGACGCTAGACTAACATGGTCCGTTGCTATAGCGGGTACGTTGACTGCAAAGATGCGTCTGGAGGGAAGCGCATTAACGCCAGATGCTAACGACGGTACGGCACTTGGCACGACTACATTGATGTGGAGTGATCTATTTCTGGCCTCAGGCGGGGTTATTAACTTCAATAATGGTAACATGACGATCACGCATAGCGCTGGCAACTTGAATGTTGCTGGCGGTACGCTTCAGGTCGGAGGCTCGAATGTCCTTACAGCCGCAACTGGTCAACCGCTTGACGCTACTCTTACAGCTCTCGCAGCATATAATACAAATGGATTACTCACTCAGACAGCTGCGGATACGTTTACTGGACGAACTATCACGGGCACTACGAATCGCATATCAGTCACCAACGGGAGCGGTGTTGCTGGCAATCCTACGATTGACATTGATGCTGCTTACGTTGGACAAGCTACGATTACTACTCTCGGAACGGTTGCAACAGGAACTTGGAGCGCTTCAGCAATTGACGCCACGCACGGCGGCACAGCGCAGACGACTTGGACGCTAGGTGACATACTCTATTCATCGGCGACGAACGCTCTATCGAAGCTTGCGGGCAGTATTGTCAACGCGAAGAGGTGGCTGAGACAGACTGGCACAGGGGCAGTCTCTGCCGCTCCTGCATGGGACGTGATTACGGCGGCGGACGTGGGAAGTGGTGCTGCGCTCACGAAAACGGATGACACGAACGTCACGCTGACACTTGGAGGTACGCCAGCGACGGCTTTGTTGGTTGCGGCGTCGTTGACGCTTGGGTGGACAGGCACGTTATCGCTTGCGAGAGGAGGGACAGGTGCTGCACTCACTGATCCGAACCTAGATCGTATCCTATTCTGGGATGATAGTGCTGGCACGATGAAGCTTGCGGCTCTTGCTGACATTACGACGGAGGCAAGTCCGGCTACAGGCGACTTTTTGCTCGCCTATGACGGTGGGACGGATCAACTAATCAAGATCAACTGGTCAAGTTTGCCTGGGGCAAGTGGAGGTATCCCAACTATTGGCTCATCGACCGATAATGCGATGGTGCGCTGGAATGGGGTGGGTGGAAACTCGGTTCAGGATAGCGTCGCGATATTGGAGGACGCTGGCGATTTCCATCCAGCGACTAATGATACTGGGGCGCTCGGCCAGGCAACTTTGTCGTGGTCTGATCTGTTCTTGGCCTCCGGTGGGGTCATAAATTTCAATAACGGCGACGTCATTTTGAGTCACTCGACGGGTATGCTTGCGCTTGGAGTAGATGATGCGGTAAATAACGGTGTTACTCGCGTATTTAGACTAACGCATACCACGACAGGGACGCCTGCGGTGGGTATAGGCGTCGGTGTGGAGTTCAATGTAGAGACATCTGCGAGCAATTTTGAGATTGGTGCAGCGATTGAAGCGTCGGCAACTTTCGTGACCGCCGCCGCCGAGAACTTCGATCTAGTCGCCAAGTTGATGACGGGCGGTGCAGCCGCCGACGAAAAGTTTCGGATCAAAGGGACGGTCGGCGACATCATTTTATCGAGCACCGATCCTGGCACGAGAGGTCCGCGCCTCTACACCAAGCACAACAGCGCTTCGCCTGCGGTAGACGACTTCGTTAGTGATTGGGTGATACAGGGGAAGAATAGCGCTGCTGCCGACACCGTATATGCGGAGATATTGACGCGCATCGTCAACGCGACGGCTGGCAGCGAGCAAGGAACCGTCGAGTTCTGGCCTGCGATTGGCGGCACTCAAGTGCAGGCGCTCCGCGTCAATGGCAATCAGGTGAACCCCAAAGTCGCGTTGTGCGAGAACCCGTTTACTCTGACTGACGGTGCAAGCGTCGCGCTCGATGCCTCGAAAGGAAATGTGTTTGATCTTGTCGCCGCTGGAAACCGTACTATCAGCGCGCCGACTAACGCGACTGATGGGCAGAAGATCGTGATTCGTCACAACGCCTCCGGTGGCGCACGTACGCTCTCGCTCACCACCGGCTCGGCCGGCGCCTTCCGTTTCGGCACCGACATCACCGCGCTCACGGCGACGACTTCTGGCCTGACCGACTACATCGGCGCGATCTACAACGGGGCTGCGTCGCGCTGGGACGTGGTTAGCTACGTAAAGGGCTACTGATGTGTGAGTCACACAGAGCGGCGATCGTTGCTGGTGTGGTTAATCGGTACGGTGCAGTTCGCACCGTGGTTACTGATGATGTGATGGCGGTGCGCGCGCATGTAGAGGAGGGTGAGCGATACTATATCGTACCCGGTTTGACGGTCGTAGAGCCTGTCGATTGGGGGATGATTCCGAACGTCATTCGCATGGCACAAGAGTACGCACGTAAGCAGGTCGAGCATGACAGCCGTATTTCTCACCAGTGCTAACACTTCTCCGTGGTCGAAGCCAGGCGATTGGACGGATGCGGGGCATACTGTCGAGCTCGTCGGCTGCGGCGGCAATGGCGGCGCGGGATCAACTGGCATCAACAGCCGCTGTGGCTGCGGCGGTGGCGGTGGTGGTTATTACAAGCTGACTTATTCCTCGGGCGCGCTGGGCGCAACCACGGCGTTCCAGATCAAGGCATCGAACTCGGTCGTCACCAATACGCATGCCAACTCGACATTTTGGCAGGGGACGACCACCACCAACACGCATGAGGCCAACTGCGGCCTCGCGGGACAGAACAGCGGCACATCGACAACTGGTGGCGTCGGTGGCGCTGGCATTACCAATGGCACGCCGTCTCCGGTTACTTACACCACCGCGTCACAAACGGGCGGCAACGGCGGTGCAGGATCGACGGCGGCTGCAGGTTTCGGTGGCGCAGGCGGCGGTGGTGCCGCAGGTCCTACCGGAGGCGGAAAGGCTGGCGGCGCGACTGGCGCGGCCGGCAACTGCGGGGGAGCTGGAGGCGGCGGATCGAATGGCGGCACTAGTACCGCAGGCGGGACCACAGCAACCACAGCGGGCGCGAATGGTGGCGACGGCACCGGCGGCACCGGCCACGGCACTGGAGGCGCCGCAGGTTCGAACGGCGGCAACGCGACGGCGGATAGCGGCGGCGGTGGTGGCGGGGCAGGAAGCAACACGTCCGGCACCAACAGCTCAAAGGGCGGAGATGGCGCAGGTGATCAGGCGTTCGACAGCACGCACGGCGCTGGTGGCGGAGGTGGCGGTGGCGGCGGAAGTCTGAGCAACGTCGTCTCGACGAACGTAAACGGCGGCAATGGTGGAAATTACGGCGGTGGCGGCGGTGGCGGCGGCGCTCAGCGCGGAACCCCGACTACGAATGCTGGCGGCACCGGCGGCGGTGGACTGATTATCATTACCTACACGCCAGCGGCAGGTGGTTTCAATCGCAACCCGACGATGTTCATGGTGTTTTAGGGAGAATCTCTATGCGTATTCAGTTTGGTGCCACGATCAAAAATAGGCTTGGCGAAGATTTGCTGGAATTTGACCAGCGTAATCCAGAAAAGCCTCGCAAAGTCACGCTCGGAGACGTTTGCTGCATGGTTCTCGATCAGCAAATGCAGGAGGACAAGAATCCGAAGGACAAAATGCGTCGAGGTGATCTAATTGAACAGATTAGTGAGGCTGATGAGAGCTTAGTACCTTTGAATCTGCTCGAAAGTGATCGAGAGATGATTAAGGATCGCATTCTGCGCAGTAATCTGAGCGCGAGTGTCAGTCGCTATGCAGTTCGTCTACTTGATACAGAGGCAATGGAGGACAAACATGCCAGTGAAACCGGGAAAAGAGGGAGTAAGGCAGGAAATGCACAAGTTCAAGCACGGACAGCTGCACAGCGGGAGCAGCAGGGGTCCGATAGTGACGGATCCGCAGCAAGCCATAGCGATAGCCTTGAGTGAGGCTGGCTTGAGTAACAAAGGCAAAGGGAAAGGAAAACGAAAATGACCTTAGGACTCGTATTCTGGATTCTCATGCTTCTATGGCTAATCTTCGGCCTGTTCAACTGGTATTCGCCGAATCGTGTGCCGTTTGGGTATTGGGGACATGGTGTGTTTTTGTTCATCCTGTTCCTGATCCTGGGCTGGCACGACTTCGGCGCCCCGATCCACCCCTAGTGTGAGTCACACAAGTGCCTGTTCCACAGGAGTTCATTGATAGGGCATTAAGGGAGGCGTATGAGCCGCCTCCTGCTGGCTCGCCTCAGGCACTAATTAGCCTTGCCTTTCAAAGCCTGAGAGAGTCGGATCAGCCAACCTACGATATAACGCCTGGGGACATGAGTGAGCAGGAGGTGGGAGACGAGTATGATACGCCGAATCAAGGGCCAGAGCATATCTTGGCTGCAATCTCTCGTCCTGAGGGGGTAAAGGCGTTCTTGCAGTCTGCACCGGAGTCTCCGAATGTAGAGGATCGTAGAGGGCAGACGCCACAAGACCTCATCAGGGAACTAATGATGCAGCATTACGGTCCAGATGCCGAGGCATTCGGAAGCCCTGGTGAAGTGATGATAGGGGAGCAAGGGGGCTATCAATCGCTTCCTGGGCTGCCTGTACCGACTGAGTTTGGATTTGTGAAGAAAGCACGATAATGCCTAACTATCGCCTCATTGAAGGGTCTGTGCAGCACGGATTCCAGTTGAGCCGAGCGAAGGTACAGATATTTGGTGGAGGCTTCGCGAATGGTAAGACAACCGGGCTAGTTATTAAGGCGTTGAAGTTGTCAAAGGACTATCCCGGTTGCCTGGGACTGCTTGGAAGAGAGACGTATCCGAAGCTGAATGACACGCTGAGGAAAGAGTTCTTCAAATGGTGTCCGAAGCATTGGATCAGAAAGATGCCGACGCAGGATGATAACTCTGCTTATCTTGTGAATGGGAGTACGGTGCATTTCCGCTATATCGCGCAGAGAGGCAAGAATACTGAAGATGGGACCACGACGAGCAATTTGCTTAGTGCGACGTACGACTGGATCGGCTTAGATCAGATAGATGACCCTGGGATTACGCATAAGGATTTCCTCGATCTGCTTGGCCGCCTTCGTGGGGATACGAGTTATCGAGTTGAGGATGAGCCTGAAGATGACACGATGCCTAGCGATGGGCCTCGATGGTTGATGATGACGCTCAACCCTAGCCAGAATTGGGCGTATCACGAGTTGATTAAGCCGTATATCGACTGGCGTGACCATAAAGTGTTTAGCAATAAGCTGTTGATTGACACTGACAGTCATACGCCGATTGTGGAGTTGTATGAGAGTGATACGTATGCAAATAAGATGAATCTCAAGGCGGACTTCATTAAGACGCTTGAGACTACGTACAAAGGGCAGATGCGTGAGCGATATCTATTAGGAAAGTGGGCAGCGTTCGAGGGGCTTGTACATCCAGAGTTTGATTCATCCAAACATCTGATTAAACGAGAACAGGGACTCCAGCATCTCTATGCTTGCAAAGAACGACACGTCAAAGTCAGAAGCATCGAAGGCTATGATTTCGGCATTGTTACGCCAACGTGTTACATGCTTGGGTTCATCGACGATTACGGGAGACTTATCATTCTGGATGGCTTCTATCAGCCGAACTATGATGTTGCTCAACATGCCAACGCCATTAGAGAGATCAGGGCGCGTTACCAAGGTCTTCTGTTCTGGAACGATTCTATCATCGCGGACCCTGCTATTTTCAGACGGATCGTGGTTGCTGGTCAGTCAATTAGAAGCACGACTATCGCGAGGATTCTAAAGGATGGAGGGCTGAATATCCAACCAGGGTCCAGTGATGTGCTTTCGGGGATTGCGAAAGTGAACTCGTATTTGTCAGGCACGCAGAAGACACCACACCTCGTGACGGAGGACCGACCTGGGCCACTTATCTATGTGGCAAGCGAGCTATCGTGGTTTCAAGATGAGATTCTGAGCTATTACTGGAAAAGAGATGGTCAGGGTAGAAGTATTGATGAGCCTGTGGATCATAACGACCACGCAATGAACACGATCAAGTACATGCTTAGCAAGTTGCCAGAGCCTAGCATGATCGTGGTGCCGGAAGAGATGCTTCCGCCGAAATGGTCATACTGGCAGGAAATGAGCATGGACGAATACAAGGCTGCACAAAAGCCTGTGTGAGTCACACAAGGAGTGAGTTATGAAAGTTGTTATCTCAAGCGGACACGGTAAATACATTCGCGGCGCATCTGGCTATCTTGATGAAGTCGATGAGGCGCGTCGTGTGGTCAATGAAGTGGCGACAATTCTGAAAAGCATGGGAAATAGTGCGGTGACTTTTCATGATGATATCAGCAAGTCGCAGAGTGAGAACCTGAATAGAATCACAAGTTTTCATAATAGTCAGGTTCGCGATCTCGATGTGAGTGTGCATTTCAATGCTTATCAGACGACAAGCAAGCCTATGGGGCATGAAGTGCTATACCTCACGCAAAATGAGCTGGCTGATGTTGTGGCTACGCTTGTCTCGTCGTCTGCTGGCTTCATCAATCGAGGAGCGAAGTACCGAGGCGATCTTGCCTTCCTAAACAATACGGAGGAGCCAGCCATTCTGATTGAGACGTGTTTCGTAGACTCAGAGGCTGATGCCGAGATTTACCGTAATCAGTTTCGCGAGATTTGCGTGGCTATGGCTCAAGGGATTTCAGGAGAGGAAGAAATCGTTCCTGTGCCTCCGTTCGAGCGGCCAGAATTGCCAGATGAGGAAGATGGAGTGCTGTTCACGGCAAAGGGCAAGTGTTCACACTTTGGGGGACCGGAGGACACAGGAGTGTCACCGAGCGAAGGGTTAGCGTTCATCTATGAATGGGACGAAGTGCCGTACTTGTTCTTGCCGTATCAGCCGCAAGGAACTACAGGACTGGCGAGGAGGCTCAATCCATTCATTCCTTATGTGGCTTGTCGATGGGACTATGACGTGACTCCGAAAGAGATGCTGAAAGGTCCACAGGTGGCATTGGTTAGATCACTGAGAAGTGGAGTGACGCTCAAAGCATTTCCAGCTGATTGGGGTCCACATGAGGATACTGAACGGGTCGCTGACTTGTCACCTGGATTGATGAGTCAGCTAGATTTAACGACGGATGATGAAGTGGAAGTCATTTATCCATACGATGGAGAGACGTCGTGAATGTCAGGAACCAAATGGATGAGGCTCTGGACAAAGCGCTTGCGGAGCATCTTGAGGAGCTTTTCGGCACATTCTTCAAGCACTCGGATGAAGTCAAGCTAATGAGTGAGTTAAGAAGCGCTGAGGAAGCGTACAATAGAGCGAATAAAGCGCTAGACAAACTATGAAGCCCGCGATGAGAAAAGAATACTTCTGGGCGCTTATTACGTTGGTAATCGCCATATCGCTTGCATTCGTTCTCATCAATGTCGTGGAGAGGGACGCGACACCGGAGGAACAACTCTATCAGGGCGTTCCCCTTGACGCTCACCTCTTGGGAGTTGACAAGGATGCACTCGAACTCGCTTATAAGGATCATCTCAAGCTTCTGTTCAGCGTGTGGCTAAAGGATGATATTTCGACAGTACAACGGATCAATAACGGGCTGCGAAATGCGCGTCGAGCTTATGCACATGCGGCTGAGCAGATCGAAAGACGTGAACGTGCTTTGAAATCGAAATAACCTGTGTGAGTCACACAAATGCCGATGGACACAAACTCTCCTGAAGAAGCTGTCACGAGCGACTTGTTCGATGTTGATGCGAACACTGCGCCTCCGCCAGTTCAGGCACCTCAGCCTGCGTACCAAATCTATGCTGGTAGTAAGATTGCAGTTAGTAAGCAGGTTGGCATCTATTGGAAGCGTCGTTATGATGCGGCCGTGAAGGCGTATACTGAGATCAAGCACATTTGGGAAGATGTCTATCGGTATTATAATCACTCGCATGATAAGTCAACGCAGACTCCGCGTGGGCTTTTCCGTCGCGGTGACTGTACGGAGAATGTGATCTACAGCAATTTGAACATAATGCTATCTGCGGTCTATAGTCGCGATCCTGATGTGACTTGTACGACAAACGATAAGGCCGATGAGCCATTCTCGCAATGCCTTGAGCAACTTTTGAACGCTATGTTTCATCGAAAGCATCTCTTGGATGCCAAGCCGAAGATTAAGAAGGCAGCGGGCGTGGGTCTTTTGACTAACTTTGGTGTTCTCAAGCTTGATTGGACGAAGAAAGACGACTCTGTGGAGGTGGCACAGGGAGAATTACAGCGTATTTCTGATGAGTTGGTTCAGGCGAAGGATCAACATGCCGTCGAAGATCTTTATGGGCAACTTTCATCGCTAGAAGCAAGTATGGAGGCCCTGAAGCCTGGTGGTCCAAATCTTAGTACAGTTCTTCCGCACAATCTAATCATTGATCCGTACGCGGAACTGCCTGATGGAGGCGACGCGGGATGGATGTGTGAGAAGTTGTTCTACCCTACGGCTGCGTTGAAGGAAAGGTTCACGGTTAAGCAGAATCCAGATGATGATTCTCGCAATGCACCCCGCGGATTGATCTATAAGCCAACTCACAAGGCTGTTTTCACCGAAGGAACGGCTGGAGGCGAGCGTGACGATGCCCTCGGCATGGTTATGCGCTCTCTGGATGGTCATGCGGATGAGCCGATTAGCTTTGAGGCTGATGAGAGGCGTGCTTACGTCGATATGTATTTCACGGAGTGTAGATTGCTGTGGGATAAGTCAACGCGGCGGGTATTTCTGTTCCACAGGGATGACTGGACGTGGCCTTTGTGGGTTTGGGACGATCCTCTCGGCATTACGCGCTTCTTCCCGTACTTTATCATGGGTTTCTCGATGACGACAGGAGGAACAATCGGTGCGGGCGAGATTGCGTACGTTCTGGATCAGCAAGACGAGATAAATGACATCAATCGACAGATTGCGAGGATCAGGAGAACAGTCTTTGACTATTTCTACTACAATAGCGATGTGGTGAGTCAGGATGAGGCTGAGAAATTCATCACTGCGCTGAGATCGCCTACAACTGCACCTGCTAAGCACATCTTAGGCGTGAAGGCGGGTGAAGGTGGCAAAGTGCAGGATATGATTCAGGCTTTTGTGCCTCCATCCATGCAGTTCGAGGAGTTGTTCAATAAGAAGAATGTGCTGGACACCATTAACAGGATTACGAATACTAGTGACGCACTGCGAGGCGTTCAATTCAAGACAAATACGAATGTCGCGAGTGTGCAGAGCTATCAAGAGAGCATGAGATTAAGTGTCGGTGCCAAAGTTGATGTGATCGAGGACATCGTGGCCGACCTCGCGTTAGCCCTCGCCGAGTTAGCTGTGCAGAATTACAATCAGGATGATGTTGCCGATCTCGTTGGTGACGACTTATCGCAAGCCTGGATACCAATGGACGTGAGGACATTCACGCAGAAGTTCAGTGTGGAGATCGTTGCGGGAAGCATGGAGAAGCCCAACAGCGCATTTAGGAAGAAAGAGGCAATCGAGGTTGCACAGGCTGTTGGGCAGTTTGCTAGAGCGGCTCCAGGTGCAGTAACTCAGATCATGCTTCGCGTGCTTTCAGGCGCGTTCACGGAGGTAGCGATTAAGCCTGAGGATTGGGCTCTACTCAATCAGGAAGTGAATGCGAACCTTCAGAAAGGGCTTAGCCAAGGACAGCAACCAGGGCAACCTGCACCACAAGGACAAGGACAGCCACAGAATCCGAGAGATGCAATGATGGCGCAAGCGAAGACATTGCCGCCGGATGCGCAAAAGCAAGTAGTAGCGATGGGTAACAGCGGAGAGACTCCGCAGAATATCTTGAAGTTCATCCAGCAACAGACAGGAGCGCCAAATGCCTAAGCCGAACCTGCCCAATGAAGCGGCAGAGGATACCGTATTTGAGAATCTTGGCCTATCCCGTGAAGACCTTGGGATGGATCAAGAGGGAAGTGGGAACGAACTTGATGAGGGTAGTGGAAGCGAACCTGAGGATCGTGATGAATCTCGTGTGACTCACACACAAGAGAAACAGGATCCGCAGCCGTCGCGTATTCCTTCGAGCGCTGAGGTTAAACCTGATGGGCGAGGCAACCTTATTGGTCCCGATGGTAAGATCATCGCGAGGGCTGGCAAGGAGGCTCGGCTCTATCAGGACTTGCATAAATCGCGTGGACAGGCACAGACCTTACAGGGTCAAGTTGCTGACGTCACAGCCAGGCTTCAGAAAGCTGTGGAGATTGGTCAACGTCTTCACAATGAGTTGCAGACTATGAGATCGCAGGCTGATGCGATCAAGCAATTCGGCCTCGAACAGAACGATCATTTGACGGCTTTGAGGTTGTTCAAAGAGCTTCGGGACAACCCACAACAAGCCCTGAAAAACCTCTTGACAAGAGCCGCAACAAATGGTATAAATATATCAGAACTTGGCGCTCAGGGCGGATTTGATCCGAAATCGCTTCTCGAAGTCATCCGCCAAGAGATCGGTACTGCGGTGAACCCCCTCAGAGAGCGGACTGAGGCGGAGAAAAGACAACAGCAGCAAGACGCGGCACTCGCAAAGCAGCGCGAAGAAGTTCAAGGCCAAGTTAATTCGTTCTTCGCCGCGAACCCGGATGCTCGGCAATACCTTCCGGTGTTTCAACAGACAATCAAACAGTTCCCAGATATGTCCCTGGGAGAAGTTTGGGCCAGGATACAGCTTCATCACGCTCTGAACCCGCAATCGCGGAGTCAATCTCAGAACTCGCCTCGGCGAAGTCTCCCGTCAGGTCGTCCTGCACCTACGCAAGGGGATGGCGAACTGGCACCCGTAAGCGATTCATACGAGGCTATCGTCAGAGCCGCTATGGACGCTTCTGGCATACGCTAGTGTGAATCACACAGGAGACTATTCAAATGCCTGCCTTAGACACCGTGATCAATGCAATGCTGACACGGAGTCGCGCAAAGCTTATCATGGCTTCGGCGATCTCTGGGACCGTCAGTGCATACCTACACGCTGCGAAGCGTGTCATCGTGGAGGATGGTGGTCCGTCGATCACTAACCCCCTGATCGTTGGGCTCAACCCCAATGTCACGTCGATGCAATACTACGACCAAGTTCCGGTCGCGCAAACGAACGAGTTCACGACAGTCTCATACAGCATGAGTCGCGTCGTGGGGTCGCTCATCATCTCGGATCAGGAAGAAGATGAGAACCAAGGACGTGCTGCGATCTTCAAAATTCTCAAGGGCAAGATCATGGCCCTCGATGAAAGCATCTCGCGTCAATTTGCCACGTACCATACGGCTATCGGTACGGGGACAGACCCCAACGGACTCGGGAACCTCATTCCTGCTGATCCCACCACGGGCTCGGTTGGTGGAATTTCTCTCGCAAGTGAGGCGCAATGGAGGAGTTCCAGTTACAACTTCGCCGGTACGCTCACACCCGAGAACATCGAGGAAGCATTCGACGACATCCTCGAACTGGACCTCAATCGCTCAAGCGATGGACAGACTAGCCCGAAGCCAACCGTTATCTTCGCTGGCCGTAACATTTATCGACTTCACAAAGCGGCGGTGAGGGACAAGTCCACCATCATGCTCGGCGAGACTGGTACGGGCAAGAAGTTGACCAACCTTGGCATCGTTGGCACGACTCATAACGGTGTTCCGCTCCTCTTCGATGAGAAGCTTGCGCCGAACGTCGCGTACTTCGTTAACGACGAGTACCTCACGCTGCATGTTCTTCGTGGCGTTAACATGAAGATCAAGCAGTTGGTCGCTCCGTGGGACACGGATGCAACTGGCCGCCGCGTCGTGTGGGAGGGTCAGCTTTGCAGCTGGCGTCAATACCGCACTCACGCATTCCTCACAAACTAACTGTGTGAGTCACACATGATAACTTCTAACATGAACGGCGCAAGACTCGCGTACGTTGTCGTCGATCTCAGTGAGACTGTCGGCACCGTGAAACGCGAGGTTGTGACGTGGACGAAACGCGAAGGGCTCAAGAAGAAGATGGTCGAGGAGCCAGCTGGCTTCCTCGTCTACTTCCCTCGAGGGCACGTTATTCGTCTGCGTGACAAGGAGGCCCTTCGACATTATGGCCTCGATGGCAGACCGCCAATCGTCAATCTGCAAGGGTTGAACGATCCAAACAGTCCTATTGGTCGAATGCTTCTCGGCCAGGAGGAGAACGCTCGAAGGGGTGCGATG